GTTAAGACCTTATCAGTCATACCACTACCAGATATTGCACCTATCTTTATTTTACCATAAGTTTCTAAATCAATGCCGGCAAATTCAGGATATTTTAATGAGTTATTACAAACTAAATACACATCATCTAAAAATGGTTCATTCATAAACGAGCCTGTATATGTGTATCCGGCATAATCAAATATAGCATCCCATACTTTTTTCATACGGATTGCTGGTTTGAAGTTTTGTACTGTTAGTGAACCATTCTGGTCATCCATACCAAATAATTCGTATTGACCTGATGTAAATTTATATCCACTACCATAATCAGCTAAAGGATAAACAATATCACCACTAAATAAATTACCACCCCAACTTGCTGAAATATTATTATAAGAAGCTGTGTGATTGTATGTTGAAAGATTGGTTAAATCAGTTAAATACGCTTTATTAATAGTTCTAGCAAAAGAAGATACTGAACCATAGATACTTACTTCGTATGAATCAATAAATTTATTATAAAGTACATTTACCTTATTTAATTGTAGATAACCTTGTGATAAATAAATACCATCAAAATCCAAATAAGCTGGAACTTTTATGTTGGTTGCAAATGTATCAGGATTTTCTACACTAATATCATAGCAGTGTTCAAAGAATGCATTATTCTTTTTAGTTCCAGGTAATGTAATTTGTCTTGTGAAATCAGCAGGTATTACCCCTAAATCAAACAATCCAGTTACATTATCAGATAAAAGTATTTCTTCATCATCAAATACATCTAATTGCTCACCATTTGCTACGAGTTTATATACGAAACCTTGAGTACTAGTTATTCCCATTATATGATTAATTTATATGCTTGCCCCCAATCAAAATCAAATTGATATTGAACTAACTTATCATTAACACCTGTTTTAAATACAACATTATTTGTTGTAATTGTAATAGGTCTTAAATCGTTTGGTTCACTATAAACCCAATATATTTCATCAGAAACTAACAATTGTTTGAATATATCATTATATGAATCACTTACATAATCTGTATTAACTGAAAGTGTTTGTTTACTATCTGATAAATAATTTAAAGTAGAGCTATCAGAATTTTGATAAGATAATCCGGTACTTTGCCAACTACCTAATTGTGGAGAATATGTACGCTTAGTAGATTGAAATCCTTGTCTATTAACTAAATAAAAGTTAAACCAATCAAATTGTCCGAATCTATTCTTCCATTTAATTCTTACGTTAGGATACTTTTGGATACAAGCCTGTTCAAAACGAATAGGCGTACCCAATGCGGTACTTCCTGAGTATGGTTGGATAGTATAGTACTCCGATAAAGAAGATAGTGGAAATCCACTCTGATTAGGTGCTAGTGGGTATTGTTGAATTTGTTGTGATGATGATATAGATGATGATAATGCAAATTCACCATTTCCTAAAGAACCTGAATAAACTAATTTAGTAGGTTGTATTCCTCCAGCAGTACCAACATAGACACCACTCACACCATAATTTGAATCTAAAAAAGATTGTGTAGCAGGACCATCCGTTAATAATGGATAGTAAACTGATTTAGATGTTATTTGTTGATTAATTGGTTCTTGAAATATACCATATCCATCTAATGCTTTATATACACCGCTTTTTGCATGTGAGCTAGTTATAATATTTAAACCATCTTTATATTGCCAATAGAAATCTACTGCTAAATATTTTACATTTGATGGGTTTTGTTGTGCTAAATCAGTTAGTGTAGAATTCATAATCCTACTTACATCAAATATACCAACCAAACTTTCATTTGGATATTTTACTAATGTGTATTCTGGTATTGAGCTTGATTGATTAGTTGAACCTGTCCAATAGTATAATTCTCCATAATATTGAAAAGATGAACTATATACAACACCGCTGCTTTCTGCAACTGTAAAAATCATTGGAGATTGTGCCAATGAAGCTGATGCTGGATATTGAGTAATTGTTAAGGCCATAGTATCTTATTTAACATTTAACCAACAAATACTAAATTGTATTGGACGGTTTATTTACCGAAAGATTGTCTTGTTTTAGAATATCCTCCTTTTTGGAATGTATCCTGTAAATTTTGTGCAATCAATAACTGAACTTGAGCTTTTGAATAGTTTAATATCATATCAGTTAAACTCTTATCTTCAGTAGCTCTTACCACAAAGTTGAATTCAGGTCTCTTAGATAGAGCAACCCTTTTAACAACTTTTGGAGGAGTATTCCACCATAAACCATAAGAAACCATATTAAGGTCTAATGTATATGAGAAATCACTAAGTTTTTTATATCTCGTAGCAATACTATCTCTCATTTTACCAGTCTTAACCGGTGCTCCAGCTTTAGCTAATTGTCTATATTTGCTGGATATTTGTTCTAATGTTGGTGTACTTGCCATTATTCAGGTAATAAATTATATAAGCATCTTGGTCTATCGTTATGAGCTGTCAAATCAAATGTTGCAACCCAACCAGCCAAACCATTTTCAAAACGGTCTTTAAATGCTTCACAATTTATTCCACCTGTAATATCAAAGCTATTTACTGCATATTGTGTATATGAAAGTAAATCGTTTAAAATACCTAATGTATTTGCGTGTATATCAACCGAATCATCAGTTTTAAAAAATGGAATAGTTTGTTTATTAAATGGTCCTGTTGATTCGTTATTTTTTAATTTCATTTTATCTGCCACAATAAGTTGGCAAGAATATACAGTTACTGAATCATCAAATGCTGCATTTGTAATAAGAATATTACCTATTGGATATGCTGGATAACCTTCAGTATCTATATCAAATATATCTCCTTGTGTTACAACTTCAATACCAGGATGGTTTGTCATTATAGTTTTGAAGTAATCTAAAGCGTTATAGTACAAAGTATAATTTGTACCAATATTATTTACTACGTTTCCCATATTATTATAATTGGATACCTCCGAAATATTGATTACTAAAATCAGGGAAAACCTGTGTTAAGTTACCAACACTTTGTAGGTATTGTGGTATTTGGTTAGAATAAGATATTAAATAATTCTGCGTTCTAGTTGAGTAGAAATCAGCTGAATTTAATGCTTTTTGTAAAAGGTAATCAATCTCATTCTTAGAGGGCGCCTCACTGACTTCACTTCTATGCTTAACAGCACCTTCACTTTTGAATTGGATGCTACTGAAGGGGATGTATTCAACACATGCGTACCATATTAGGGTAGGTTTGATGTGGTCATTAATTAAATCCTGATAATAAGCATCTAATGTAGATACAGTACCTGCAGTGATTCGTTCTTGTAAGAAATAAAACAACACAGTACCTAATAAATTAAGCATGTATTTGTCTTGTGCTGTTCTTACAAATGGTAACAATCTATCAGCATCAATAGCTCCTTGTAATGGAGAGTTTTTAATTATATCGTTTCTAGTTACAAAAAGTGCGTAGCTCATTTTATTTTTGTTTAAATATTTCAAATTCTTTTGTGAAGTTAGGATTACTCATTTGTAATGCTACATCATCTATATTCGTATCAACAGAACCTTTATCTTCAATTGCTGCAGGATTAACACCTTGCTCATTAATATCATCTTCAACCTGCTCAATTGTTTGTCCTGTTTCATCAGCAGTTTCTGAAAGAATTGCTAATGGAGTTAATTGGTCAAAGTATAATTCAGTATCTTCGTATCCACCTTCACTAAGTGCAGTTGTTAAGAAGTTTATAACTAAATTTTGAAAAGGATTAATTGTCATCGTTTGTAAGATTGAATAAGCCGTTTTCATTTCTTCTGATTGAGAACTAAATCCATTTGCTACAGTTCTAATACCAAATAAAAGAGGAGAAGTAATTCTATGTCCTACTAATATACGGTCTTGTGCGTATTCAGCAACATATTTGTATTTCTCATGTAAGTTATCAGTTTGTATAGTTTCTATTGTAGGTTTTCTTTCAGCATCATCGTTAAATGAAATCATAAATCTACCAGCATTTCTAGTACCTGTAAATTTAGATTCAATTAAATCTTCAATAGTTTGTCTTTCTTCAGGAGCTGGAACACCATTATTCATATTAACCATTACCAAAGGTAAGAAACCATTTTCAATATTGTTAATGTGTAAGTTAGATAATTCAGCTTCTACATAAGAAAATTGTAAAGCACTCATCCAATCAGGTAAACTATAATAGTATTTGCCAGGTGTATAGTTCTTAATGTAAAGAATTTCCATCTTCTCATTAGATGTACCAAATGCTGGAATCTTTTTCTTATACTTCTGAGCTTTATAATCATTCCAATCAACACAATAATAATAATTTTGTATTTTTGGATTATCGTATAGTTTTTCAGCACGAATATTTTGTACTGGAACGTGATAGAACTTAACTACTTTAGTATGAGTATCATCCCAATATACTTGCATTGTAGCGTTACCATATAATTTTAAATCAAATACAGCTCTCTTAATTTCTTCTTGTGGTATTAATTTATCTAATACAGTTTGGAAAGCAGTATCTTTAGAATACAATCCTTTACCAAATATCAAATCAGATATACCTTCTACACAAGCTGCATTAGTTGTAGAGATTGTAAAGCTATCAGTTATGTTTTGGAAATAATCATCAGGTCCCATTATACCAACAGGTACCCAGTTATATCTTGTTTTTATATCCTCTCTTACGATTGGTATTTCCTGTTGTGTTAAATTCACTACGGAAAAGGCTTGTGTTCCTTTCATATTATTCTATTATTATATATTCGTTATCAGTTACATTACTCTTAAACACTTCTTCAACACCTAATTGAGATACAGTTGATGGCTTATCTATTGATTGAGATGCAAATACTGAAATAGAACCATGCCAAATAGAGGATGTTCCATCAGTTATATATGCTCTATACTGCTCACCTATGATAGATTGTGATAGAGAAGCTGTCCAATTAAGGATACTCTCATATGGTTGATATGTGTAAGGTCTCCCAGATGCACTAATAGAAGATGATGTATTCACTAATGTGTACATATCTTGCAATTGTAATACAAGGTTAGAAGAACCAGTAGGAGCTACTCTAATTGAATAGTTATTGCTTCCTGATATATAGTATGCTAACATTATCTCGTCTTTATGTTGAATTATCTATACATTTAACAAACTTATCTCACATTATAGTGATATAGCATAAAAAAAGGGTAACACTGAGTGCTACCCTTAATATTTTTAGTGATATACTGATTAGTCATTAGTTCCACTCACAATTGAAGGTGGATTAGTAACTGAACCGAATGGATTACCGAATGTTGAACCTGATATAAATGATGCTGGGTATTTTTCCATACCAGTGAAAGTAATAGAATAACCATAAAGGTCTCCTAATGCTGCTCCTGTTTGAATTGTTCCTGCTGTTACATCTGCTCCCTCTCTTTGTCCTACTAATAGAGTATCTCCATTCATAGTGTGTACAAAGATTTGAGGTCTTCCATAAGCCATTAACTTTAATTGAGTAGTCATCTCATTTGTCAACTTTTTCAAGTTTAATACTAATTCTTGGTTGAAGAATGTAGTACCATTTTCTCTTGATGAGTTTACAGTTTCAGTATATGCACTTGTTCCTTTTAGGTCGTAGTAGTAAACTGTAAGACCTGATGGTAAAGATTCGATTAAATCGTCTGTTTCACCATTAGTTGCATTAGCAAGTGAAGCTGTGTAGTTTAGAAAATAAACTCCAGACAATCCACCTACTGATTCCTTACAAACTTCGTTACGTCCTGCTGATAAATTACAAGCCATGTTGATTAAGTTTTTATTTTTTAATTTTGTTCTGAAACTATTATGAGTAAAGGGAAGTATATTAATAACTTCCCTATTACTTACTCAATATTAATAGTTTTTATGGATAGCGATGTCAGTTCCGATACCGTATTGAGTACCAGCTGTATATCTCATAATGATTCTAAAGTTTTGAGAACCATCTAAGTCTGCCATATCTAATACCTTCACTTCATTGTAGTCAGAAAGTAAACCTGTTCCGAAGAATAAGTTAGATTTTTGAGCTGCTACTAAAGCAGAAGATGCTAAACCTGGACACCATGCTAATTCAACACCATTGAAGTTCATTGGTTTTTCGCCAACATTAAGTTGATTGTTCCAGCCGTTCGCGCCTTGCGCACCACCAGCTAATGCTTGTTGGTATGCTTTTGCTACGTTTGTTGGTACATAGATTAATACATCCTCTTTACCATAAATAGTTTGAGGGATTGCATCAACTAATGAATTCAATACACTTAATACGTTTGCAGAAGTGATTGAACCAGATGCAGAAGAAGTTACAGGAGCGTTTGTTCCACCAGCAACTACTGATGAACTTAATGCGTTGTAGATACCACCGAATTGACCGTTAGTAGCTGCAGTACCTTGCCAAATAGAAGTTTCAGTTGCTTCAGCAACTTTTCCACCTACATAACTTACTAAAAAGTCTGTAAATGTTGCAGGAATAGTGTCAAATGCACTATATCCTAATTGTAGAGCCTGCCAAGAATCTACGAACTCTTGCTTACATAAGCTTAAGTTAACTTGTAATTCTTTTGGTTCTAAAATTCTTTCTGTCAAAGCAACAGTTCCTGATGTAGTGAAATCACAAGATGCATCATTAACGATAGAATCAACCGCAATCTTTTGGATTACTGATTTGAATTTCACGTTTGGCATGATTGTGATGTACTTGTTATCAAGAGTTTGTGCAGACAAAAGTGCGCTAGCTATGTATTTACCAGCGAATTCTCCAGCGTATGTAGTTGTTACACTAGGCTGTTCGAAGTTTTGTTGTTTTCTCATTTTAATAAGTTTTTTTTTATTTATAAAGTTTAGATAAGAATGTATTTTGCGTTGAACCTACATTTTTACCGAATTTTTGTTTTTCTTTTGAAGCGTTTGCAGATGTAGTCTCATCAATTGGAGCACCATCTAATTTAGGAAGTTCTTCTTCTTCCATTTTGATATCAGCTTCTTTTTCAGTTTCTTCAGAAGGCTTTGCAGCTTCTTCCATAGATTGCATTTTCTTTTCCATTTCAGAAATACGATAAGCTAAATCAGCATACTTTTTACCCATATCTTCGGTAATTGGTTCTACTTCTTCATCTTTTGATTCTTCTTCACCACCACCGATGTCTTCACCAGCGATTGATTCTAAGTCTTCAGGTATTTTCTTTACTTCTTCCTCTTTAGCATCATCAGCTAATTCAACGTTTTCTCTTTCAGTAATCTTACCATCGGTAGTCAATACTTTAATTCTAACATCGTTTCCTTCTGAATCTTTAAGGATTACTTCATGCTCACCATTAGGAGCTGGAGATTTAGTACCATCTTCTGATACTACTGATACTTCCTCACCTACATCAAATGTTGGTGATTCTAATATAGTACCATCTGCTAATTTAGCGTAAGCCATTGCAACTTCCTTCTCCATAGAAAGAGCGTTGATGATTTTGCTTAATACTTGTTTTGCGTTCATATATTTGTAT